CAGGCATTTGAGTCTGCCGTATGGTGGGCAGAAGCCAAACTCAAGGAGAAGAACAGTGGTTGATCTTGACCAAATTGTAGGGAGATTGATACAGCTTGAGGACAGGTATTATGAGTTACAATCCAAGTACCATGAACTGATCCACTCTTACGAAACATTGAAAGCCGAGCATGAGAATTGCACTGGACATCGAAACGAACCTAAAACACGACAAGATTTGGGTGTGCGTAACGAAGAACATTGACACAAAGGAAACAACGGTATGGAAAGCTCCAAGCGGCCTAGCGGACTATTTAAAGGACGCTACATTGATAATCGCCCACAACGGAATATTCTTCGATTTTCCGATCCTCAACAAATTGTGGAAGACGAATATTACGAGGAAGAAGGTGTTCGATACACTAGTAGCAAGTCGGCTATTAGAGCCAACGAGAGAGAACGGACACAGCTTGGCAAGTCTCGGAAAGAACATCGGCGTGAACAAGGTCGATTATCCAAAGATTTGGGAATGGATGACCGGAAGGAGACAGGCTTATGAAGGCGAGTGTTTTGATTCCCCGATTGATTATCTGCTTGAGTATTATTGCATACGTGATGTGGATGTGCTTGCTGATGTATATTGCAATATCTCGGATGGATTGACAAAGAAGGAATTCTCACAAGAGTCTATCGCTCTTGAGCACGATGTTGCGGCTATCATAGCCCAACAAGAAAAGAACGGATTCAAACTGGATGTACCCTATGCAACCGTGTTACTTGCTAACCTCAAAGGAAGACTGGCAGAGATTAACGAAGCTATGCAAAAACGCTGGCCTCCTTACGCTGTCGAGCGATTCTCAGAGAAAACAGGAAAGCGACTCAAGGACGAAATCGTTTCATTCAATCCCGGCTCTAGAAAACAGATTGGAGAAAAGCTCCAAGAGCTAGGATGGAAACCAAAGAAGTTTACCGAGACAGGGCAACCACAGGTGGACGAAACAACGCTGATGAACGTGGACATTCCAGAAGCAAAACTGATCGCTGAGTATCTGTTGATTCAGAAGCGAATCGCTCAGATTGAATCGTGGATTGAGGCCGTTAAAGATGACGGACGTGTTCATGGTCGTGTCATCACCAACGGGGCTGTAACAGGCCGTATGACGCACCACAGCCCTAACATGGCGCAGATTCCCAACTCTGGTAGCCTGTATGGGCCGGAGTGCCGCCAGTGTTGGACTGTTGAAGATGGTATGGTTCTGGTCGGTTGCGATGCTTCTGGCTTAGAGCTTCGGATGTTGGCGCATTACATGAAGGATTCAGCCTATGTTAAGACTGTCACCGAGGGAAGCTCTAAGGAAGGAACTGATGTTCACACCATCAACCAAAAAGCCGCAGGGCTACAAACGAGGGATCAAGCCAAGACGTTTATCTATGCGTTCCTCTACGGGGCAGGGGCAGCTAAAATCGGGTCGATTGTCGGAGGTAGTTATCGTGACGGGGAAAAACTCATTGATTCTTTTCTCGCAGCGACTCCAGCCCTACAAGCTCTACGTAGTAAGGTTGCAAGATATGCGGCTAAGGGTTATGTACCGGGCCTTGATGGTCGAAAGATATGGGTGCGCTCCGAACATTCGGCTCTTAACTCGCTACTTCAAGGCGCTGGTGCGATTGTTATGAAGCAAGCTCTTGTGATCTTTGATGATAAAATCAGAAAGAACAAGTGGCCTGTGAAGTTTGTAGCAAACGTCCATGATGAATTTCAGTTTGAATGTTTGCCCACAATCGCAGAAGATGCAGGAAAAGCTGCTAGAATGTCAATCATCGAGGCTGGAGAACACTTCAACCTATTTTGTCCCCTAGACGGAGAATATAAAATTGGAAACAACTGGCGAGAAACACACTGACAAGATCGAGGAAGGTAAAATCGTTATCGAACTCAACGAAAATGATTTTATGTTGTATTATAGCAACACACTGAGTTTAGAACACGTATACATGGTACTATACGCTGCTCTGGACTACATTGACAAAATTGCAGACGGCGAAGAACCCCTTCGCTTTCTACAGTGACTGCTGGAAAGACAGCGTTTTTTTAACTTTCAAAGGAATTGAAAATGAGTGATCTGAAAACCGTGAAAATTACTGGTGAACTGTTTTGGTGCAAGTGGATGAGTCAGTTTAATACTGCCTTCAACGAGGCCAATGACCGTTACGAGTGTACCATTGGTAACATCAGCGATAATGACATTGCACAACTGACCTCTCTTGGCATCAAAGTCAAGTACAAAGAGTCTATGGGTAACTTCATCGTTGCTAAGAGCAAGTACTTGTTCAAGCCGGAAGGCCCAGATGGTAAGACTATCGAAGTGGATGCCTTGGGTAACGGATCGAAGTGCATCGCTATCGTATCTGCATACAAGCACAAGCTGTCTGCAAAGCATGGTAACGCTCCTTCTATTCAGAAGATCAAGGTTACAGAGGTTAAGACCTATGTTCCTGACGCTAAAGAAGTAGAGGAAGATGTCCCCTTCTGAACTACCTAAAGTAGCTCTCTTGGACGCAGACATCCTTACATATCGTATCGGGTTTGCGTCCGAGGATGAGACTGAGCAAGTTGCCCTTGCTAGGGTCAAGGAAGTCGTGCTAGAGATTGTTTATAACGATCTAGAGTGCGACGACTACATGGCCTACATCACTGGAACTAACAACTTCAGGAAGGACATTGCAGTCACTGCTCCTTACAAGGGTAACCGCAAAGAGTTTGCCAAGCCTAAACACTATCACGCCATCCGAGAGCATCTTGTGCGGCTTGGGGCTACGATAGTGGACGGCATGGAAGCTGATGACGCTATCGCCATCAAAGCGCAGGAAGGTAACTACTGGATTTGCTCGATTGATAAAGACCTAGACCAACTGGAAGGCTGGCACTACAACTTTGTCAAGAAAGAGAAATACTATGTTACCCACTGGCAGGGACTTGTGAAGTTCTACTCACAGATTCTGACTGGCGATAGGACTGATAATATTATCGGGCTTAAGGGAATCGGCCCTGTCAAGGCAGCAAAGATTCTTCAAGGCTGTAAAACAGAGAAGGAATTGTATGATGCGTGTCTCAAAGCCTACGATAAAGACGAAGCAAGAGTTATCGAGAATGCGAGGCTCTTATGGCTCCTAAGAACCCCTCAGCAAGTCTGGTCACCTCCTTTGAGCTTGCAGGATTCGAGTGGAGAGTCAAGTACTCAAACGACATCAGCGAGTACGGACTCTGCAACCCCGCAACGCAAGAAATCACGATCAAAGCGGGGATGAGCAAACAAATGACAGACCAAACCCTTTGTCACGAGTTGGTTCATGCGATCATGTTCACAATGGGGAAACTTCAACACGATGAAGAATTCACCGATGCCTTCGGTGCTTTGCTTCACCAATACGAGAAAACAAAACAGTGAAAACATCATCAGCAAAAGCTAAGGGACGAAACCTACAGAAATGGGTAGCTGCTAGGATGCTAGAACACGCAGCACAAGAGCTTGAAGGCGACGACATCAAGAGCACATCTATGGGTGCAGGAGGGGAGGACGTAATGCTCTCTCCTGCCGCACGTAAGGTGTATCCGTGGCAGATTGAGTGTAAGAGCTACGCACGAATCGCTGTGTATGACTTCTACAATCAAGCCTGTTCACACGGGACTCACGAGCCGATTGTCTTCATCAAACAGAATGGTTGTAAACCTCTGGCAGTCATGGACGCAGAGTATTTCATCAAGGAGTACCGTAATGGAAGTAAACCTGATTAAAGAGAACGAAGACGGGTCAGCAGACTATCACATTGATCTGACGGCGCAAGAACAGGCACAGTTGATTCGTTATGGTTTAATCACAATGCTGGAAAAGGCAGTTTTAGAAGGACAGAAAAATGATCCAGAGTTTGTCGAAGGTAAAGCTAGTTTGGGGAACTCCGCAGGGAGAGGAACTAGTGGCGTACATGGCGAGGGTGAGCAACCCAAAGAACCAGAACAACCCGGAGACGGCTTCAAAACTTCTCAAGTACTTGGTTAAAAACAAGCACTGGAGTCCTTTTGAAATGGTCAATGTCTGCATGGAGATTGAAACAACCAGAGACATTGCACGACAGATTCTACGGCATCGTAGCTTCTCGTTCCAAGAGTTCTCTCAACGGTATGCTGTCTCAGACTCTTTCACCATGTCTGAGTGCCGTATGCAGGACGAGAAGAACCGACAGAACAGTTTATCGACAGATGACCGTCAACTGATGTATTGGTGGGAAGGCGCTCAAAACCGTGTTCTCACCGATGCTAAGTTTATGTACGAATCAGCCATCGCCAAGGGCATCGCCAAGGAGGTTGCTCGTAAGCTGTTGCCTGAAGGTTTGACCATGAGTCGTCTGTACATGAACGGTACTCTACGAAGCTGGCTACATTATATCGACATCCGTTGTGATAACGCAACACAGAAGGAACATCGTGACGTAGCAGAGCAATGTCGTGGTATCATCTTTGACTTGTATCCATCATTGGAGGAGGTTCTAAATGGGGTTTGACGAGTATCAGGCACGAGCAGACGGGTTTGCCTTGCCTACAGCACGAGGTATGATGTACCTCATTCCCGGCCTAGCGGCTGAGGCTGGAGAGGTTTGTGGAGTTCATGCTAAGTTTCTGCGAGACGGGCCATTCCGTGATAACTCAAAGTTACGGGAAGACATGGCTAAAGAGTTGGGGGATTGTCTGTGGTTCATCGCTGTGATTGCAAAGCAGTTTGACATCCCTCTGGCTGTCATCGCAGAAATGAACATTCGTAAACTTCAGGATCGTTTTGATCGTAACAAAATTGGAGGTAGTGGCGATGACCGTTGAATACACATTCGGATATGTTGATAACTTTGAACCATCGGAGAGTTTTCCGCAAGTCACAAAGACTACTCACCTGAACTTCAAAAACGGTGAAACATGGGTAAATGTTGTAGAACACTTCCTGATCTTCTTGGAGGAAGTATACGATTATGAGATTCGTCCTCATGTGTACTACAGCGTAGCGTTGCCGACCAACAATGAGATTGTTACCAAGGCTGTTGGGCGTGAAATGAGCCAAGAAGTGTTTGATAAATTGGCTGACAAACATCAAGAGGAGTTGTTCCCCTACCACAGCTTTGACTACCACGAGGATGACGATTATCTGGACTTTCAAGTAGAAGTGGATACCTCCGACACAACCGAGGAAGACAAAGACGATGAGAATACTCGTAATTCCTGATTGTCAAGTCAAGGAAGGTGTTCCTCTCCAGCATCTAACATGGGCTGGAGAGGCCATCTGTGACTACAAGCCGGATGTTGTCGTGAACATTGGGGACTTTGCTGATATGCCAAGCCTCAGTAGCCACGACATTAAAGGCTCTAAGTACTTTGAGGGACTGCGCTACCAGAAGGACGTAGACATCACCAAGAAGGCTATGGAAATGCTTCTAGCGCCTCTCAAAGACCTACAATCACGCCAACGCAAGAACAAGGAGAAGGTTTATAAGCCACGAATGGTACTGACTCTGGGGAACCATGAGAACCGTATTGATCGGGCTGTGAACAACAATCCTATGCTTGAGGGGCTGATTTCCACAAAAGACCTAGAGTACGAGAAAGATTGGGAAGTCCATGCGTTCCTTCATCCTGTCTTCATTAATGGTGTTGGTTTCAACCATTATTGGCCTGTCGGTGCAATGGGCAGACCTGCGGCTTCTCCTGCCGCTATCATTTCTAAGCTACATATGTCTTGTGTGGCTGGTCACCAGCAAGGTAAGCAAATTGCCTATGGAAAAAGAGCAGATGGTCGTCCTATTACTGCTGTGGTCGTGGGTTCTTACTATCTGCATGATGAGAGCTATATGGATCAACTATCGAATCGGCACTGGCGTGGTTTGCTGGTAATGAACGAGGTTGAAGATGGTCATTTTGACGAAATGCTCCTGAGCATTGAATATTTGGAGAAAAAGTATGGATCACATGGCACAATCGACAGCACAGCAAATTGAGGAGTACATCAAAAGTATTCATTCAGAGGATGCAAACACGAAACAGGTGGCAGGGAGTCACTATCGTGACAAAGAAATCCAACCTTGGGACTATATTTATGCAAATAACCTTTGCTATTTCACTGGAAACTGCGTAAAATACGTGTCCCGCTGGAAAGACAAGGGGGGCGTAGAAGACCTACGCAAAGCAAAACACTATCTTGAAAAACTGATTGAACTAGAAGAAGGAAAATGATGACACCGTACCAGACCTACATCGCAAAAAGCCGTTATTCCCGTTTCTTGGACGACAAGCAACGCCGTGAGCACTGGCCTGAGACCGTAGAACGCTACTTTAACTTCATGGAGAAACACCTGAAGGAGAAGATGAACTATGACCTCAATCCTGTGCTCCGTGAGGAACTGCAAAATGCGGTAACAAACCTTGAAGTTATGCCTTCCATGCGGTCTATTATGACTGCTGGTGAGGCTCTTGAGCGCCAGAACATCGCTGGCTACAACTGTTCGTACCTGCCGATTGACGATCCCAAAGCCTTTGACGAGGCCATGTACATCCTTCTGTGCGGCACAGGGGTGGGCTTTAGCGTGGAGAGCAAATATGTTAACAAACTGCCTGAGATTCCTGAGAAACTGTACGATAGCGGCACAGTTATCGTTGTTCGTGACTCCAAGGAAGGATGGGCGAAAGCCTTGCGTCAGCTTATTGCCTTGCTATACGCTGGAGAAGTTCCAAAGTGGAACGTTTCTGCTGTACGTCCCGCAGGAACCCGACTCAAGACCTTTGGAGGTCGAGCGTCAGGGCCGGAACCGCTGGAAGAACTCTTTAAATATGTTGTCGCTAAGTTCAAAGGGGCTACAGGCCGTAAGTTGCATACAATCGAGTGCCATGACATTCTCTGTAAGATCGGGGAAGTTGTCGTCGTTGGAGGAGTTCGTCGTAGTGCAATGATCTCGTTGTCTGACCTCTCGGATGACCGTATGGCTCACGCCAAGGCTGGCAACTGGTGGGACGGTAACGGTCAACGGGCACTGGCGAACAACTCCGCTGTCTATGACTCCAAGCCTTCCGTGGGCCAATTCATGCGTGAATGGTCTAACATCTATGAATCTCACTCCGGTGAGCGAGGAATCTTTAATCGTTATGCGTCAGAAAGCCAAGCATCTAAAAATGGTCGTCGAGACTTGGGCAAAGAATGGGGGACTAATCCTTGCTCTGAGATTATTCTCCGTCCTTATCAATTCTGTAACCTTAGTAGTGTTATTGTGCGTAGCACCGATAATATTGCTAGCCTTACTCATAAAGTCCGTATGGCGACTATTCTGGGGACTTTTCAATCTACGCTGACACATTTTCCGTACCTTCGGAAGATTTGGCAGACCAACACCGAGGAGGAACGTCTTCTGGGTGTCTCAATGACGGGTATCTTGGACAATCCGTTCCTGAACAACCCGGACGATCCCAACCTGCCTAAACTTCTTGAGGAGTTAAAAAATGCTGCTGTTTGTACTAATGCTGAATTTGCTGACGCTCTTGGCATCGTTCGCTCTGCTGCTATTACTTGCATTAAGCCCGAAGGGACTGTTTCCCAACTCACTGGAACGGCTTCTGGTATTCATCCTCAGCATAGTAAGTTTTACATACGCCGGGTTCGATCTGATAACAAAGACCCTCTTACTGAATTTCTGAAGTCTCAGGGATTTCCAGCAGAGCCTTGCGTTATGAAGCCTGACTCGACCACGGTGTTCAGCTTCCCGATGCGTGTAGAGGACGGTGCAGTGCTACGTGACGACATTGACGCTATCAAGCACCTGCGCTTGTGGCTGACCTTCCAGCGTCACTGGTGTGAGCATAAGCCTTCTGTGACCATCAGCGTCAAGGAAAACGAGTGGCCTACCGTGGGAGCATGGACTTGGGAACACTTCGATGAGATTACTGGTGTCTCATACCTTCCGCATGACGGAGGAACCTACAAACAGGCTCCGTACGAGGAAATTGATGAGTACACTTATCATTCTCTGGCCGGTTCTATGCCTACCGACATCGAGTGGGATAAGTTCCTAGAGGGTACGGATAACGTCGAAGGTGTCCAACAACTTGCCTGTACTGCTGGCGCTTGCGAACTACCGTTCTAAGGAGCTATAATGAAAATTGATATAGGACTAATCAACGGCCTCGTGTTTGGTATAGCGCACACAGATGCGTTGTTTATTGAATACGAGGACGACGATGAAATGGAAGTTGCCCAAGGTATTGTTCTAATGCTCGGCGTATTCCAGATTGTCTTCTATTGGTAATCTTTGGTGGTGTGTGAACTTAAAAGGCTCCTTCGGGAGCCTTCTTTTTAGTGTCCTGCGCCCAAGAATAGCGCCCTCTCGTCGTTCCTTCGCTTGACAAGACCCGGAAGCACCTTGCCTCCTGCCTTAGTCCAGTCTAGGAACGCCTCAGCAGCGCCCTCAAAGTCCCCACGATTGTACTTAGCCCGGATCGTGGATCGTTGCAGGTTACCCAAACCTACGTTGAAGCTAAAGCTCACCAAGGCATCTAGATGGCTCTGGTTCTGCACAGACGCAGGGCATAGGCGAATAACACCCTTCTCAAAGCTAGCTAGGTCTTTCTGGAGGATTGCATCCACCTCGTCCATCGTCAGTGTTCTGTCCCATCCTTGAGGGATAGGAAGCTCTTTACGCTGCTCTAGCGGTACTTTGATGTGATTAGGGTCGATAACATGACCAACCCCAACAGTCCACAAGAGTGCAGGACAGCGGTAAGGCTTAGTCCGTACACCCTCATGGTGCTTAATCATCTTTAAGGCTTTGTCTGAGATCATTTCTTAGCGAAGGCTTGAGTACCGAACCAGAAAGCAATGATTGAGGCAAAGATTTGCTGTGTATCGTCGTCCCACAGGAGGTTCAGAGCCACGTCAAACTGTACGCCTGTCTTGATGGCGTAGTAGAAGCCAAAGACATCCACAAACACCAGCAGGAAGAAGAACCCATAGGTGATGGCAGGACGAACCATAGCACGAGCGTTCTTCACCCATGTGGACGTACCCTCAGACAAGGCCATATCGTGAGCATACAGCGCCTGACGCTCCTCAAGCTGGAACTTCTGGGTTTCAATATCAGCGTTAATCTGCATCTGATCGGTTCTAATTTCCTCGACACGAGCCTGAGCAACGTAGCCTTCCTTGAGCATACGGAGTTCTTTCTCTGTCTGCATATTCGCCAAAGCTAGCTCATGCTGCTTGTCTGCTCTGTCTTGGAAGAAATCCAAGAGTTTAGGTAGACCTCCCATCAGGAAGGACATAAAGGTGGATAGGAATGTTAGCATTAGTTCTCCTTTTTAGCTATCTGTAAACACAAGTCTTTGGTTTTCTGTATATCAATGTACATCTTTAGCATTAACGGTAACGATACCAGCCACAATACCATCAATAGACACGAAAGTACTAAGATAGCGTTGTAGACAAACCTAGAAATAAGAACCATATCTCTAAGGCCACTATTGCCGTTATTGTTACCATCAAGGCTATATCTATTCGTTGGTGAGTTTCCTGCTCTCGTCGCCATCTTCTGTCTCTTTCTTGTTTCTTGGCAAGATTCCTCGCAAAAGCCTGTTCTTCTAGGATTTGGTCATACATCTTCAGGAAACGTGAGTAAATGTCCCTCAGAGCCTTCGGAGCGTATACCATAGCCTCCCGTATCTGCACCGTCATGTTCTCCAGTTGTAGCTCGATCTGGACACGATCAATGGCACTATCTTCTACTGTGTCGGTTGTCTTAGATTGTTCCTCTAAGTCCAGACAATAAGCCTTCAAGGTTCTCTGTATCTCAAAGAAGGTCTTTAGCTGCTCACAGACCTCGTGAATGGCTTGTGTCTCATATTCCTCGTAGCTCAGTTGTTCTACGGGCTTTTGAGCCTTTTTGACGGGCTTTGGCGGCTCTACCGCAGCCACTGTTTCCGGCACAGGCACAGGAGCCTCTTTCTTGCCGAATAAAGACTTTAGCCATCCCCAAAGACCTGTGACTTCTTTGTAGATGGCTTTAGCGTCTGAGACTCCCTTGCTGACAGTCTCTTTGAATTTACCTATCTCAGCCTTGCCCTCCGATAACAACTCACAGCCACGGCGTATTGCAGCTACCGTGGCCTGAGCCGTCATCAGTAAGGTTATCGGGTCAATGGCTTACTCCGACAGAGATTGCGCTGTCTCACGAACTACAGCACTTGTGGTTGCTCCGGTCTTGGAACTCCAAGAAGCAGGGTCAGCAAGAAGTTTCAAAACCTTGTTTTTCTCTACCGTTGGGAGTTGATCCAGAAGATTTGAAGCATTACGAGGATTCTTCATCGCCTCTGTAAGAACTTTAAGAGTGTTCTTTCCCACAGCCTTTTCAATTTCTTCCAGTGTTTTATTACCAGCAGTTGCCCAGAAATTAAGGAAGGACGGGAAGCGGAAAACATCTGTCTGTTGCTTTAGAAGCTCAGTAAGGGCCTTCTGGCCTTCCGAGGCTTGCTGAGACACGGACAGTTGGGTTAGCCGTTTTTGTGCTTGTTCTCTGAGGACGGATAAAGACGTATCTGCCAGTTCAGTTGCAATGTTGTAACGTCCGGGGCCTAGAATCTTTTCCACCGTGTCAGGAGACTCGTTATTAACCAAGCGAACAAACTCATCAGGATTTGTTTTCCAGAGTTTTAAAGCTTCTGCTGATAGACTACGTTCAGCAATCTTCTGCATACCTTTAGTATGTTCTTCTAAGTATTGACGATAGCCTTTCCCACCTGCTTCTTCAATAGCGTTAGTCAAGACTGGCCTAATGTCCGACAAGACTTTTGCAGCAAGGTTTCGTTGTGATGGAGCGTCCATGCCGGGACGAAGCTTTTGAATCGCTGCATTGACAGAGTTCTTACGAATAGCGTCCAAAGCACGAGCATCTATGACCCCGCCGCTGTTTGTCCATTTAGCGATGTCGTCCGCTACGTTCTTGACAGAACCAATAAGAACATCATCACCAGCAAAAGAAGGATTATCAGCAATGCTAGTGATTCTCTTAACCAGTTCTTCACCCTTTAAAGGCTTGATGCCAACACTTCGCAGAGCATCAGCAGCACTTTGAGCAAAACGAGCACCTTCACCAAGGTCTAAAGAGCCTTGTGCTGCTTTATTAGACCACTCGTTGAAAGCTTTTTCAGCAAGCTCGTTCTTGTAGGTGTACTTAGAAAACCCAACAGGAAGGCCGCGTTTAATGAGGTCTAGACGAGCCGAAGCTTGGGCCAACTCTCCTGCCTTAATAAGGTCACGGACTTGTTGAACTTGAGCAGCCGCCTCCTCACTGAGTTTTCCAGCCCGAGCCTCGTACTCAGCAACTGCTTTACCTAGGTTGGCTCGACTCAATGATGTTTCCCGCATCGGGCCAGTAGTAGCGTTCAGGGCTGTCTTAGCATTTTCCAAGATTTGTCGTGTTTCGGCAGCATTTTCACCACCAGCCAACTTAGACAAAGCTTTCAAAGACTCATTTTCACCAAACAGTCTGATCTTACGTACAAACTGAGGATCACGCTCCAAAGCTTGTTTAATCAGAGCTTGCCAAGTAGGGTTCTCTAACGAAGCAGTGATCTCTGCTACGCTCTGGCTCGGGTCTGCATTTTTAAGCTTATCAAGCACAGCAGGTAAATCCTTACCTAGAGCTTCCCTAGCAATCTTTCCTGCCTTGATTTCAGCCGCTGTTGCACCGCCCGGACGGAAAATATCCGCTACTTTAGCAGCACCCTTAGCAAGTAAAGGAGCAACAACACGACCAGCAGTTTCAAACGTAGCTCCTTCAAGCACATTCTTCAAAGGCTCAGTAACTTGTTGAGCGCCTTGTCGCTGAGGTTGCCCACCAAACAATACGTCAGCCTGTTGCAGTAGTTCTTTACTAATACCGTAGCCAAGACCAGCACCACCAACAGCGCCTAACGGCCCTAGAGGAGCACCAATCACGCCTCCAGCAACAGAGCCTAAAGCCTCTACTGTGGGGGCGACAAGATTACGTACATTCTGATAAGTGGAAGACTGCTGCTGAGGGGCAGGAGCAGCACCAAAGTCTTCCTCTTTTGCCAAACCGTTTTTGATAGCCAACGCCTTCAACTGGGTTTGGGTGATATTGTCAGGTACGTTAGTGATAACTGTACCATTAGGAAGTTTTACATCCATAACACCGCCTTACGGTTTCAAAGAATTAAAATCAACTGTTTGTCCCTGTGCTGCCGGAGCTTTACTAGGAGTGGGTTGTCCCGCCGCAGGAGGAGCACTAGCTCCAGCGGTAGGTCGTTTATCTTCAGGAATTTTACCTAAAACTGCTTCACGCCAACGACCATAGTGATATTTAATTTGATCCAAGTTCTTCTTCAGTGTTTCAGGAGACTGCTTCATGTCCAAGGAAGCCACAGAAGACTGTAAAGCAACCAATTCCTGTACGGCAACCTGACCCAAAGCCCCACCTGTAGGAGACGCATCACGCATCTGTTGCAGACGATCAAAACCTAAGTTAGCTTTGATTGTCTCCAAGGTTGAACGCAGGTCAGCCCCCGAAGTTCCGGGGATAAAGGAAGTAATCGAACCAAGACCAGTAGTCATCCCCGACACCAATGGGAGAGCTTCATCTACTTTAGCAATCACTCGATCAGCATTAGCGGCTGCACTCTCAGCAGCATTGATTTGCTTATCTGCTTTATCTTGTTTCTTGTCGTTCAAAGCGTCAATACGTGCCTGAATAAGCTGACGCTGGACATCATTGTTAGACTGTCTGAGCGAAGCTGTCAACTGCGCCATTTGCATCTTAAACTCACGGTCACGCTGCTTTTCTAGTTCTCGTGCTTGTTGTTTTTCTTTCTCAAGTGTTGCCTTAGCTTCAAGTTCTGCCTTTTTGAGGTTTGAACGCTCCAAAGCAGCAAGAACAGCGTCAGGTTTACCATATTTACGAACAAGATTGAGCATATCAGCTTCTGAAGCCCCTTCCGGCAAAGCCTGAAGCTCTGCTTGAAGTTTTTCTTCACGGTCTAAGTTTGCTTCTTCACGAGTTGCTTTCATAGCTTTTGTTCGTGCTTCTGCTTCTTGTGCGGAACGAGCCACAATCTGCTGACTCAAACGAGCCGCTTCTTCTGTAAACCCATTTGCTTGTAATCTTTTGGCATATTCGTCAAGACCAGCAGTAGTTGTGACATCAATACCTTGAGCAAGTTGTCGTAGCTGAGTGGCTTTGCGAACCATAGGATCAGTTACGTCTTGACCAAACAAGCCAGCAACACCTTGACCCAACTGAGCACCACCCTTGTAGCCAAGGAAAGCACCCATCTGACCAAGGTTCATGTCTGCCATCTGAGCAGCACGTTGCTCAATCAGTTGGTTCTGAAGCTGTTGTTGCGAGAGAGGACTACCAAAGAGTCCT